CAAGGAGGATTAAAATGAAAATAAGAATAGTTGATGGAAAACTTTTTGAGCGTGTTGATGGGAAACATTCACAGGTTTTGCTTTGCCCCTGGGCTTCTATAGTTAGAAAAAATAAAGCATGTTCTCTGGATTGTCCGCTTGTTGAAGTCAGACAAGGTAAATTCGGTCTCGTGGTGTCGTGGAGCTGTGGCGGGCAAAGGGTAACTGCTGATGTTGTTGAGTGCTCATAATATACGCTTAGCCGGCGACGGCGGATGCGAGCTAATGCGCTCGCGCCGTCGTCCGGCGGGTGTGGGTTTTCTTACTTGATTATAAATAGAACATCTCAAAAATTATTAGCAACTTAACAATGAAACTACGGCAAATAAAAAGTGTGGAATGGACAATTAGGGATTTTGTTGATTCGGTTGACTCTTTATTTTTTGTCACTTTAACTTTTCGGGATTTGTTTTATGAGTCGGATTGTAAAATGATTTTGAATAGAGTATTGACTCTAGCTCGTTATTATGGGTTTGCTGGTGTGTGGGTCAGAGAATATCAGACTTCCGGGCGTGTTCATTATCATCTTTTAGCTTCAGGTTGGAATTCAAAGCTTTGGTTATATGGTTTTCAACAAATTAAGATTGTTAAAGGTGATTCAAAGGAAAAGCTTAAAACATATCTGATTAAGGAATTTTTAAAAGGAAAACAATTGCAAAATGTTGAAAAAGGTTTTAAACGTTGGGGTAAGTTTGGAAATGTGACTCGTCATTGTGTTAGGGATTTTGAAATGGAATATATTATAGATCCGCAATGCCCGGACGTTAAAAATATTTTTAAAAAATTTTAAAAAAAGTGTTGACAAATTTTTTAAATTTTATATTTTGCGATTATGACAACGAATTCAAAACTTGAGAAAGGAGGAAATAGCAATGACTAATTCTGTTGAATTAGCAAACAGTCTTATTACTAATGCTGGGACTGTGTTTGAGTCGGCCGCTGCGATAAGCATCGGGATAATTGGTTTTGTGGTCCTGATAACAATTGCTCGTAGAATTCTTAGCAAACGTTAAAATGTTTAAATTAAAAAAACGTAAGTTTTCTTCAGTAGTATTGATTATTTTAATTAGTGCTACTGAAGTTTTTTCTACTCTTTATGCTCCTTTTTCTGATTGGATAATAATTTGTAATCCGTGCGGTGGAGGGATTGGTGTAGTTCATTACTACAAAATTATTGGAACAGAAAATTGGGATTCTGGGACGTATGGTGAGGGAACACCTTGCATTATGCTTAGCGGTACGTATCCATACGATCAAAAGGCTGAAGTTCTTTGGATGAGTTGTAACGGTATTACAAATTATTATGAAAATACACCAAACTTAACAAATGCAGGTGCAACATATTATCCAGATTTTACGAATGTTCAAGGTTATGTGTGGTTTTATCAAACGAATATTTATGCTGCAAAAGGCGTTGTAAGTAATAATTTTTTATTTCCTATAAGGTTTGAGATTTCGGCTGGTACAAACATTTTAAAACAAGATGTTTTACAACCTGGAGAAACGTTTGAATATGATTATTCAATGCAAAGTCCTTATCCGGGCGATTTAAAAGTAAAGACAAGTCCTACTTTTGGTAATGCATCGGATTATCCGGGTGTATTCGGTGAATCTATTTTACCTTGGACGACAAATGCGACTCCTTCATTGCAAGGAACCAGGACAAGTGATTTTTTAACTTCGTATGTTGGGACTAATACAATAATAAAAGAGACAAATTATACATTTCTTACAACTAACGGACAAGGTGTTTCTGTAGGGATTTATAAAGATTCTATGGGTAACACTTACACGAATGTTGAAGGTTTCGGTTTGCCTGGAGTGTTTGGTAGCGGGACTAATGTTATGATTACTAATTCTTTTGATTGGAAATCCGCGGCAACAAATTTTGATTATTTTAAGGATTTTTTTGTTGGTAAAACTGGATTGTATACAAACATTAATTCTGAAATGCAAATTGGAATAAATAATGTGAGTAATTTGGTTAATAGTGTCGTTCAAAGTGATGTAACTAATTTAGTGTCTGGTTTGCCAAGTGTTGGTGCAATAGATACAAATATTTTTTCTGTTGATATTCCAATTTTGGGTTCAAGTAAAGTTTTGAAGTTAGCTTTACCTATATCGAGTGTTCATTTTCAAAAGTTATTTAACTTCATTTATGCGATTTTGGAAATTTGCGTTTTAGTAGGTTATTATGCTTTTATGTTATACAATTTATATTTATTTGTTACAGATATGTTTAAGTTAAGTATTCCGGGAGTTCCAAAATTAAGTGTGGCTGGTTTTGAATTTGGTGCGGTCGTAGGTAAAGTTTTGTTTGTTGTAGTTGTCGGCTTGCTTGGTTTTTGGATTCAAAGGTTGTCAACTTATTTTGTGCCTGTTATTACCGCTTATGCTCTTCAAACTTTTAGTTCAATAGTTTCAAATGATGTAATGTGGCAACAAATCTGGAGTGTATTTTGTTCTGTAATTCCAATTTTTGATATTCTTTACTATTTTTTGGCTGCGATTTCGTTTTACGGTGTTATGGTGGTTTGTTATTCTTGTTACTCTTTAATAATGTATGCAATTTTTATTGGCTAATGTGGGTAGAAATTAATAACGCTTCGTCTGGAACTTGGTCAACAAATGGTTTTGTTGTGAAACCAAGTTGTTCAGTTTTGGTTTGGGACAATAACGCAATGTCTGGAAATGTTTTGTTAGATAAAAGAATAATTAGCGTTAGTGAAACAGGTGTTGAAGTTGTGGACACTTTTAGTTGGCAAATTGCGTTTTATGTTGTATTTGGTTTAATTTTGTTGCGTTATGTTTTGAGAATTTTTTGGCATGGTTTGTGTGCAATTTTTAATGTTCGTCAAGTAGATATTTAATTATGATAACATTGGTTTGTGGCGTGCCGGGTGCGGGCAAATCGTTGTATGCGGTGGACTTAATTTTAGATGAATTAAGGTTTGGAAACCGTGATATAATAACTAATTTGGCAATTTTCAAGGATTCAGTAGCTCAGTATCTTCACGACAAATTTGGTGATTCGTTTAATACAAGGGATAGGTTGATAGTAGTTCAAGATTTACAAAGGTTTTGGGAGCTAAGGAAAAGAGAAACTTTGTTTGTTTTAGATGAATGTCAAATATTTTTTTCGGCTCGTAATTGGGCTAATTCGCCGCCGGAATTGCTAGCTTATTTAAGCCAACATCGTAAGCTTGGAGACGACGTAATAGCAATAAGTCAACACTATCAATTGATAGAGAAACAGTTTAGACAGTTAGTGCAAGAGTCAATTTTTCTGAAAAACCTTTCGTATATAAAATTTTTCGGTGTTAAAATGCCTAAACGAATTGTTGGCAACAAATACTATGGGATACCGGCCACGGCGATGGAAAAGCCGTTGGAAGTGTTCACAAAATCTATTGATGTTAAAGGTATTTGTCAACTTTATGATACCGGCGCTGGTGTTGGAGTTAAGGGTAATGCGGATAAGAAAAGATGTAAAAAAGGATTACCTTGGTATATGGCACCAATTTTGTTTATGATTGTTCTAGTTGGTGTTTATTTTGCTATTGGTCAATTCTCTAAATTTGCTATCAAAAAATCGATTAAGTTTTCGCAACCGGCAAAACTTGAAAATCGGAAAAGTGAGCAAATTTTGGAAAATTCAGAAAAAGAATCTCTCAAAAATGCCACTAAAACTTCGTTAAATGATATGGCCGGTATGATTACACCTGCCAAAATTGAAAAGTCTAATGAAGTGCTTTATACTGGTTTTTATGCTCTGCCCGGCAAAAGTGGCCGTTTGATTTCAAGTGACGGTCATATATATGAAGTGTTAGCTGTCAGTGAAATAGGAATAGATACTTTCAGTTATTTGCTTGTTGACGGAAAACAAGTAACTGTAAATTGGCAAGAACAAAGTAAAAAAGTAAAGGACTCAAATTATGGAAACAATGAACAATATAAACGGAAATCCAGTGCTAACCGGCCAGGTTTTGGCTACTGGAATTGATAAAATTAAAGTGAAAAAAGATGGACGTATTGAAGAGCTGCAAATACCTGTGGTTCTTCTTATGCTTGATAAGTCCCAAGCAAAGGCTGAACGTGTTAGATATCGTTTAGCAAATGATAAGCTTGTTTTATCAGCTGGTGTAATTGTGGTTTGTGAAACAATAAAATGGGGTGGTGAATACTCTGGCTATGTAGTTATACACAAAGTTGAAGGAGGCGTAAAATGAAAAAGGTAACAGTTTATTGGTCGGTTTATGATGTCTCGGATCTGTCAACTCCGGTAATGCGTGGATTGTTTTGGTGTGATAAGCCGGGGCAAGCTGTGGGTTTGGATAAATTGTTCAATCTGCAAGACAAAGTGTTGGTAATAGAAAAGATAGTAGAACGGAATGTTGATATTAGAGACTGTCTAAATCCAATTGCTTGGGGTGGTAATTTTAAAGATTAA